TATCACATTGCACTTGCTATTTTTTATTAGAGATTTAAATTGATTATCTCTGTTTGCTGTAAAACTATTACCAAACCAAATTGTAAAAATAACTTTATTTTCTAAACAATTGTCTGGTGGAAATTTTTCAAATTCCTGAAAATTACAAATTTCATAATAACCCTTATCTATATCTATATTTTTACTATGTTCAAACTCATATTTAATTAGTTCCGCATTTTGTATTATTATTTTTTTCGGCGAATATTTTAATTCAATAATACTATATGAATTATCAATTAGTATAAATTTTAAAAAATTATTATCATATAGTGTAAATAACAAACCATTTTTATATACGATTGATGGTATATTATAATGTGGATATGTTATAAACAACCCCTTTACTGTAGCTGTTATTATTTTCATTAAATTTATTAAAGATTATAATATTGAAACAATTCAAACATCACCTTACTCAATATTTTTGATTAAATTGTAATGTATATTATAAAAAATTAAATTACAAAAAACAAAATTAAATTTACCAAATGTGTGGAATATATTTTGGACTATCATATTCATATATGGTTGCCTTAAACAATCCATTATAAGATGGAATTGGTATAATATCACCGTCCATAATTTCCTTACAACCATATCTTTCATTACATTTACGTCCATTAATCGTCATTGGTAATTTTATCTGATTGAATTTATCAGTAGCAGTATAATAAGACCACATATTACTACCTTGATATGTTGGCTTACCATATAATGGTAAAATAGTGGGTTTATTACTACTTATTGGTGAGCTTTCATCTGATACTCCCTCCTTTAACAATACACCAATTTGTTGATAACCAGTGGGACCTCTAGTTTGAACATTAATGGGGATATTATATGTATCAGGGTGTTGTCTTTCTACTGGCAAATTTGGATTAATGATATAACCCCTTTCTAACGCATCGATATATTCACGATATGATAGCTTTTTCTCATTAGGTTCTAGATTACCTTCACGGAAACCAGTTTCATCAATACCATTGTTATTTTTATTATTTGCAGTATTAGATTTTTCTTGTTTGTTATCTTCAACAGAATAGTTATGAACTGTGTTATCTTTCATATTAAATTTAACACGTTTAACAGCGTTATTTCTCATCATCATAGCCATACCAATTACACCAATTACGCCAATTACAATTAATGGCATAGGAACATTGATACTATCCATTGAACCTCCTTTCATTACGTTCTTCACATTTTTTAAACCTCTAGCCATTTTATTTAAGTTTTTTATTTTAAGTTTTTTAATATTATTGAATATAAACTTGATTTTAATATTATATTAGAAAATTGCTATTTATAATTATAAAATTATAAGGTAGTGGATTAAAATTCTAAATTATATACAAATAGAAAAATGAAAAGTTTTGTAATATTATTTTTTGTAATTGGTATTGTTATGTTAGCAATAGGCTATCAAAGAAAAATTATAACAAATACAAAAACAAAAACAATCGTAGAATATCGATTTATGCCAAGAAGTTTATATGATGAGCAAATGAGCCCACATAATCTAGAACAAAACTTCACAGATATGTTTAGCAAACAAGACGTGTTCTTCCGTTATGCTTAACTTTTATTTGACTTTCTCATAAGTTGGATCATTGTCAACAGTACTACTTATTCTTTTCCTCCCAGTAGATGCTACTTGTAAATATGTATCATTTAATTGTTCTACATTCATATTTCTTTCCTGATAAAGCCCAGTTTCATTATAATTCGTCGATGTTCTACCATAATAAAAACTATTTTCCATTATATTTTCCACTGTATTCGCATCATATACTGGATTATTAAATTCTACCGCTGGTTCATCAGGCGTTGGTCTATTCCTATTTCTCCTTTGTCTTAATTTATATAACTTCACTAACCCACAAATAATAGATATAACAACAATCAATCCAACCGTAATAGATAAAATTAATATAATCTTAGTATTATTATCATCATTTTCTAACGAACCAACTGGATTATTCGGCAATATTGGTGATATTGGTGTTGTAGTTGTTGTAGTAGTTGTTGTAGTAGTGGTAGTTGTTGTAGTAGTAGTGGTAGTTGTAGTAGTAGTGGTAGTTGTTGTAGTAGTAGTGGTAGTTGTTGTAGTAGTGGTAGTTGTTGTAGTAGTAGTAGTGGTAGTTGTTGTAGTTTCAAATTTTTTTTCATAAGTATGTATAAAATGTTCGTTATGATGATAATCAACCAAAGTTAGATTTCCACTAACAAACATAAATAAAAAATCAGTTAGATTTGTGGTAGTATTAGTATGGTGATATTCAATTATAAAATCACAGTAATAGTCAATAGTGCAATTATCGATAATATCATTAACACAAGATTTTAATGTAATATTATTAAATTCACAGGTCATATTCTTATAATTTGATACATTATGATTATCAAAATCAGTTCTATCATATTCTATGTGATATTCCACATAATAATTTGGGTATACTTCACTTTCTAATTGGTAATAACATCCGTCCAGGCAAATTATATTAGAATTACAGGAGCCACAATATGAAAAATTGGCATATAAATCACATCCTAATACACATTGGTTTATATTATCTACATATCCGTTATAACTTACAGAACACTGTTCTTCGCATTGATAAACATATCCACAAGTAGCATCAAAATTTATTACAAAAGTATTGTCAATTTTCCAATGTAAATAATTAAATAAAATATATGAGAATGGGATTCTATCTACTTCGGTTGTATTTATAGATACTAATATAATAGGGAAGCCATCAACATATATATTTACAGAACGTGTTCGAATTTTTATATTTTTAATTATTTCAATTGGTGAATTACCTAAATTACACACTGGATTTGTTATAGAAATTATATCCATAGTATAATAAGTTATGCCATCATGACTAACTAGTATTTCTAATTCTCCACCAAATGCTACCAAATTACTTGGAACTTTAACAGTTAAATTACCATTAGATGTCTTTGATATTAGCAAATTTTCAAAGGAAAGTATAATGTATGAATTATTAGTTAAAACTATAAATTTATCGGTATTGTTAGTTAGTAAAATAGAAGGGTCTATATTAAACATTTGATGAACTGCTGGTTGGTTAGTATTAATATTAACATTTCCTCCATAAATCCCAGGATGAATTCCTCCTCCAGAATTGTAATATTCGATTAATTGATTTGGTATTTCAGTATGTGGAAATAATGTATTATTTAAATCATTATAAATAATACCATCATAACTAGGAAATACCTGAAAACAAGGTCTATTATAATTGATTTTAAATACATAAAATGATGGTTGTAGATTTTCAAATAAAAATAAACCATTCACGTTAGGATAAGTATGAGGTTCTTCAATGTCATATTTCCCATTATGATTAAAATCAATATATGCGAAATATTTATTATTTAATTCATTTTCATTTTGTATATATCCATATACTGTATAATTATTTTGTACAAATATATGATGCTGAATTCTAGTATAACTTTCCGATATATCAATAGAAGCCTCTATATTTCCCAAATAACTTAAACCAATACATTCGGGAGATGTTAAAGTTAGTCCCGTATTATTTTCAATGTAAAAGATACCAATACAATGCTCATATATATTACAAATATCCTTACATTCGGAAACATTTGAAACATCTACATCAAATACTCTAAATGTATTGTCATATCCAGTAGAAAAACGGAGATTTGGGCTTCCATCATTTTGACCTGAACTAGAAGTTAATTGATAGTGGTTATTAACTTCATATCCCGATGAGGAAGAAACTAATAGTGATAAAACTAATGTTAAAATGGATATATATTTCATATTTAATGGGTGTATATTTCTATTTATTGTAAAACTTTAATTGTAGAAATTTTAAGTTAAAAAAACATTTACAAATATATAAAATTATACACATATTTTTTCAAAAATTGATTTTTTATATAACAATTTATAAATTATATTTCACATTATTCTAGTGTGTGTATATACTGTCAAAATGCCACCTATAGGTTCCCTAGGTCAAAATAATAATAATACTGATAATATACATAAATCTGGTGGGGTAAATAAACTTCAAAAAAATAACACTGATAAAAAATTACTTCATATTATATCAACATTATTAACTGAGAATACTATACTTAAAACAGAAAATAAAAATAAAAAATTTGAAATAGAGGAATTACAACTAGAACTTGAATTATATAAGGCAATTCATAAATCATTGGTAGAATGTATAGAAAACAGAGCATTAGTAGATAAAAATAATAAGTTCGAATTCGAAAAATTAGTATTAGAATTTTACAAAATATAACAATAAATATTTCAACTATAATTTATTCATAAAACTAAATAAAAATTGATTTTTTTTTATATAATTTACATTTTTCATCAATTGACAACTGACATTTTAAGTTATTTTCATATACCAACATCAAAATGTCTTCGATTATTAATAAAATATATCATAAGCAACCACCAAGGGATGGATATATTGCTCCTACCAATACACCAACATTTCACGAAGGTGATTATATGCCTGTATCACCATCATATAATTTAAATCCAAATAATGATGATGATAATGATGATGGTGATGAAAACACCAATATAGACAAACCACTATTGGATTTTTTGAAAGCACAATTTATAGAACTAACTACAGACAATCAAAATTTATATAAAAAATTACAAGAGAATTATAGGGAAAAACAAATATTGTCTGACAATTATTATGAAATACTACGTGAAAATACAAATTTAAAATATAGATTACAAGATTCTGAAAAACTTGGAAAATCTAAGAGCTCTATGATTAAGGATTTCAAAGTTAAAAATACTCCATATGTCAGAAAGAGATAAATATTTTAATGAATACAAAAACTAAAAAGTAATATAAAAAGTAATATAAAAAGTAATATAAAAAGTAATATAAAAATTTTTTTATATAATATTAATATTTGTTTAATAAAAATTAGGACTGGTCTGTCGAATTTTCTGCTTCAAGCTTACGTTGCATCCAAGGGTCTTCAGCAGAAAGTTGTTTAGCGGTTTCAATTACTGGACTAGAATCACCAACTTCCAATTCAATATTATCCATTTTTTCCAGCATACTCTTATCTAGCAAACTTTCAATATCATCATCGTTCATTTCACGCTTAGCATTTACAACTTCCTGTTGGTTAGCAGTAGTCTCTTCTTTACGAACCTCTTCCTTACTAGCAACACCCTCTTCCTCAGCACGTCTTTTAGCAAGTAGTTTCGCTTTCATACGTTCATTTTCTTCAGTAGCCTCTGCCACACGCTTATCTTTCTGTTCCATAAAGAACATATCCTTCTTTGCCATATTATCCTTCTGTCCCTTTACCAACTTATTTAAGTGGTCTTCTGCGTATTCCATATTACCAACATCTTCTGGCGTAGGGTCCCAAGGTAGCCAATAACCAACTTGTCCAACAAATACATCGAATGTTGGGTCTTCGCGTTGTAGGTTGGTAGCACGAGACTCAGCCTCCTCACGAGAATTGAATGTTCCTCTAACCTTCACACCACGTGCGCTAGTCTGGAAATCATTTTGTTGGTCGAATTCATCATAAATCTTACTTTCATGACCTACACGGAAATCCTCAACTTTGTTAGTAAATCCATCAAAATCAACAGCGTCCTCCTTAAACAACTTATTAAGTTGCTTTTTCATCTGAACGATTTCTGAAATCTTTACAGTATTATTGGTACTAGCACCCTTTACAGCAGATTGGATTGCGTCGTCCATTGCTTTCTTATAAGTTGCTAGTTTATGCTCAAAATATCTATGGAAAAAGTATTCATTTTTACGATTTAATACTTTTTCTGGACTAACAAAAGATAAACATACAAAACGTTGTCCTGGGAGTTCCCTATCAACATCTAGGTAGTCTTCTTTGAGACTATCTGTATTTCCACGACGAGGCATTATTATTATATATCGAAAAATTTATATCTAATTATTGTAAATTTAAAACAAAATAAAATAAAATATTAACCGCATCATCTTACAAATATCATCTTACACTAATTTTGTATCATAAGATATATGAGACTTCTGAGCACGACCACTAGGGTCTGCCGAACAACCCCAATCCGTTCTAGGTATCCAGAGTTTTACAGCAGTATCCCTATTTGGAAATATCTCTTCATATAATTCCCTGTAATATAACGCTTCTGGCTTTATTGGCGGATTTACTAAATATTTAAGACTAGATGCTGACACAACCGATGGGTCATTATATTTATTTTGACAATCCGATACTAAACTATTAATCCAATTATACCCAACTCCGTCCGAGAATTGCTCCTTTTGCCTCCACAATACCTCATCTGGCAAATATACTGGGTTACCATCATCTCCCTTCAAATCAAATGCTTTCCTCAATACCCATTTCTCAATATTATCCTTAAACTTTAACGATGGATGTATTCCCATTACGTAATCCATAAATTCCTCATCTAGAAATGGAAACCTACCTTCTACTCCCCACGACATAGTGGATTTATTAGCACGTTGGCAATCAGAATATTGTAAGTTTCTCATCCGCATTACACACTCCTGATGAAAATCTACATCACTAGGGGCATTTTTAAAATATAAATAACCACCTAGTAATTCATCACTCCCCTCACCCGACAATACCATTTTAACCCCCATCGCTTTAATCTTTCTAGCAAGTAAATACATTGGAGTACTAGCACGAATAGTAGTAACATCATATGTTTCAATATGATATACAACATCTTTGATAGCATTTATACCTTCTTCCACTGTCATAGTAAAAGCATGGTGCTTTGTTCCAAGGAAATCGGCAACTTTCTGTGCATATGCTAAGTCAGGGGAACCCTCTAGTCCTATACTGAATGTATGAATGTCTTTTCCCCACGGTAAATCTAGGTTTTCCTCACGTATTAGTTTTACTGCTACACTAGCGACTAGACTACTATCTAAGCCACCACTTAGTAGAATACCAAATGGAACATCGGTCATTAGCCTCTTTTTAACCGATTTTGTAAATTTCTTTCTAACTTCAGCCATAATTGTATATATATTTGTCATAGTATTGTTATTATCAGTATTAGATGGCATACCACCATTAATCCACCCACCATACATAGTTTTACTGAAATATTCAATTGGTTTAAAGTGTCCTAGTTCAGATGATATGAAATGTCCTGCTGGAAATTGTAAGACCTTCTCACACATATCTAATGCCTTCATTTCAGATGAAATAAATAAACAATTGTCTTTCATATCAGGTTCCATATGATAACCATAATAAAGGCTAGTAATGCCAATTGGGTCTCTAGCAACAAAAATAGAATTATTATATGAATTATAAATTACAAAAGAGAACATACCATCTATTTGTTCTAACATATTAGTAGCAGATTTTTGATAAATATCACTATCACTATTATTATCATTATTAGTATCATCATCAATACAACTATGAATTTTATTGAAATATTCTAAATATAATGGTATGATAACTTCACAATCACTCTTTGTTTTATATGGGAAGTTAGCGTATTTCTTCCTCAAATCACTGTGGTTATAAATTTCACCATTAACACATAAAGCAATCTGTATTTCTTCTCCTCTGAATGAAACATTATGGACGATTGGTTGTGCTCCACCTTGGGGGTCAATAATTTCTAACCGTTCGTGTGCCATTGATATATATATGTTAGCATTTGTATTTTCATAAATACCACTCCAATCTGGACCACGATGTCTAATCTTCTTAGTAGCATCTAACATTAGTTGCTTATATTTATATCGACTAACATTATTAGTTTGTCCTTCATTTTGAAGAATTGCGTATAATGCTGTAATGCCACACATATTTAATGGGATAAATTTAATATAAGTATTTTGATTTGAATTTAACTAAGATGTTAAGATGTTAAGATGTTAAGATGTTAAAATATAAAAATTTGACATATCTTAAATAATTAAATGTCATCGTCAATATCACTTCCTTCACTGTCAAACATTTTGCTCATAATAAATTGTTTTATTTTCTCTATGTGCTGTAATTTTGGAATTATATTAGTAAATATATATATCCAACCTTCACCAATTTTTTTAATTAATGGGAAGTCTTCCCTTTGTTCTAATTCATTTAATATTTTATGTATTTCATTATTTAATTCTTTATTTTCGTTGTCATTATCTGGTGAATCCAATTTATTTAACACATCACATAAATAATTCCACATATTACGCAAATTATCTATAGAATAACTATCATGTGATACCATTTCACATATATAATTTATATCAAAATATTCTGTTAAACTATCCTGTATTTCTCGAGCATTTGGTACTAAATCAACAATCATATCTTTTAATTCAGTCATTACAGACTTTAATTTAGTAGTATTATATTCACCTTTAATATTGTCCATTTTAACATACATTTGTTCCCTATATGCGTCCCAATAAGCAACATCTAGTGTTTCCTTCACTTTGTCTATGAAATCGTTTGTCATAACAATTGGTACATAGTTTTCAAATTGTATAAGTCCAGCTTCCCCTGAGATATCTTTAATATATTTGAGAACTTTTTCCTGCTGTTGTTTCATCATAGCAATAATGCTTTCACCACCATCTTCCTGACTACTAAAATCTTGACGAGCCACTAGTTCTAGTTCCCAATAATTACGAATTAAGCTTTCTACTAGTAGTTCTGCGTCATCATTCTTCCATTTTTCAAATGCGTTAATATATTGTTTTACTTGATATAAAAAAAAACTTAATATTTGCTTATTCGTAGGCTTACGATGAATATTTCTAATCGCAACACTTAACATTTTAGCCTTTATAACGAGGGTTTTTGTTAATACATCACTATCCTTAACTTTGCCTAGGGTATCATCTGGATGATATAGAATAAGGACATATGTTAAAAATTGCCTTGGTGTGTATTTTGTAATTTTAAAATTACTAATTGCGTTTGGATATGTCAAATTAAGGTACGACATAGCACTAGAAAGGAATTTATGTGTGCAACTTATAACATTACTATCGGTGATTAATCTTTGTTTAGTAGAGAATACACCAGATACACTATGATAAAATAGATTTTTATTTATTTTATTATAAGAATGCTTATATGCCATAAGATGAGCCATAATGTTTAGTTTCTTATCTACTAATTTTTTAGTAATAACTTCATTGCTAGTCATTTTTTTGAGAAGTGTATTATGATTATAATATCGATAATTCTTTTATAAATTAATTAAAATAAATTGAAAATAAAACAAAAATCAATAACATTATTTAATTTAATTTAATTAAATTTATTTTTCATTTTCCTTATCATTGTATCCAAATTCTTATCAATACCTTTTAAAACTTCCTTACGTTTTTTTACTTCAATCATATTAGTAGAGATACCATTTAAATATGTATCAATATTATCGTTGATTTTCTTAGTATAATTATCAACTAGTTCTGTATAATTCTCAGGTTCTGTATTATCATCAAAAAATGTTTCTTTTGACAAGTTCTTATATATTTTACTATCTGTCATATAAAAAATGAATAGCGATATAAGAATACCAATTAAAAGACAAATTATAATGTTGTTATTTTTAATAGAATAATCAGTCATATTTATTTTTATTTAATATATTATTTTACTATTTTCCTAGTTTACTATTTTCCTATTTTACTATTTTCCTATTTTACTATATTATTATATTATTTTAACAAGTGCGTTCTCTACCAGATGTCTGCCATCTCTGATAATTACTAAGATTACAAGGTTCAACAGAAATATCACCATTCTTATCTAATGTTAAACATTCATTCGCAGCAGCTTCATCATTTCTAGCAGGATTAATAACATAAAATGGCGTTGATACACTAGAGAATTCTGCTTCTTTAATCTTATCACTATCATATTTAATAGCATCATTGTAATCTGGAAGATTTGCTATTTTTCTAATATTAAATTGTTGGTTCTTTAAATTCAACTGACAGTTAGTTGTTCCATAGTCTGGTAATGGGTCTCCATTACTATCTAATGTATAATTACTATACATACAACCCTCATTTAAAAATAGATTATATGTACTTCCCTTTGTTATAGCACTAGTTCCATTATTATTAACTAGTTCATTACCAGACATTTCATTAGATGTTGTTATATTACATTTATTTTGTTTAGCATCATTAGTCATCATATAAGTAGCACCCGTACATTTATTCATTAAATTACATTTATTAAAACATTGTTCCTCTGACAAACCAGTAAGTTTTAAATCTGTATTATCCGTACTAGAGGGAACATATTTGGCACTATCCTTTGACGTATATGTTCTCTTAACATTAAGACCACGACCGAATAATGGGTTATATATACTTAAAAATTCACGGTCTATATTTGTCATAATATTTTTACTTCTTGATAATACTTGTAATCTTTGTAATTCAGCTTCTATCTCAGCCAGTTTATGTTCCTGAATTGAATGGTCTAAATTATGCTGATGTTCTGAGAAATCAGATGTTTTATCTATTATCATTTTCTCCACAGTTTCGTGTAATTTATGTAATGCTTTAACATCTTTCACCTTTATTTCACTCTTCTTCTCTTTTACAAACTTTGTTAAATCATTAATTTTGTCTAACTGATTTCTTAGACGACCCATAATAGCAACATCGGCTTTAGTTGGGTCTGGTTTAGTAGTAGTTGGTTCTGTTTTAGTTGTATCATCACCATCTTGGACGGGTTTTGTACTAACTGGGACAGTAGATGTAGTTGGTTTAACCATATCTTTCATTTCAATAAGATGGGACATCTCATATAGGTCAGATGTTGTTCTACCTGATACTGAACCATTTGTATAAACAGCACCAATATAACCTTTGAAAAACCCTGATGCTTCTTTATGATGAGAAGTTCCTAATAGGATTGTATTTGTTTTCCCTAGATTATCAATATAAATTGTATCATATGTAATACCATCAATATTAATAGTAATATTTGTTTTTGTTTTATTACCAACACCCAATGGGTCTCCTAGTTTATAAATAAATGCTAACTGATGGGTATTATCATTTGACCTGTTTGGCATTAATAATGTTTTTTTCAATCCACTATCATCAATTACTTTAATGTTATTACCTTCTTTGTGTATTGTTAAATGGTCTGTTGATACTAATGGACCATCTAGTCCTTTGAATACACAAACTAGACCATAGTTTGTATAGTCTAGGTCTTGTATTGAAATGTATGAACTAGTGCCATTTAGTAAATACATTGTCTTTTTGTGGTCTTCTCTAACATATTTGCCACTTAATATGGCTCTTTTATCTATATTAGATAGAATTACTTTGGCATCTGATTTTGGATTTCCTAGTAAATATTTAAATAAATTATTCATACTTTTAATGTTTTTATAATAAGGATTGCCTATATTAAATTAGATATAGAGATTATTTAGAAAAATGTTATTTACAAAAATTTAAAATTATTTATTAATAAAATATATGATAAATTATATTTATACACCTTTATACATAATGTAGTGTAAAGCAAAGTATGGTTGCATATTGTTATGTGGGACGGTTTCATATACAATTTTACCGTCTTTGTCTGCTATCCAATTTCCATCAGCATCTTTAACTTCTCTACCACCAGTATGTTTTACATAAGGAAACGGAAGTGTTTGTCCTTTATAATAATTAGCACCCTGACCTCCTGTATTTGATGCTGTTAGAGCATAAAAAGTGGTTGATGAAGGTGAATGATCATTTCCTTGATACTGACTTCTGTAAATATCGTGTCCATGACTAGGCATTTCCTCTCCACTCAACACGTGTTCCATTTCACCAGCTTTTTCCTTAAAAGCAAAGAACTTATCTTGTGTTTTACCATTTTCTTCAGCACTATATTGACCAACACCAACAACTGTTCTACCTCTTAAGTCTGGTGTATCATTTGTGCCATCACATTTTACCCAACCAGTTGGTAGTTTAGTAATATCACCATACCAGGATATAATACTTCCTACTGGCATAACAGTTGTTTTAATTAAGTTATTATCACTTTTAAATTCTACATTATCAATGATGAAGTCAGCTGAAGTAGCAACATCACCTTCGAAACCTTCTGTTTTATTATTGCGATTGTATAATAATACTAGAACGACTAATACAGCAACAACAACTAGTAATATTTTGGTATTTTTATCCATTTTTTTATTAACGTTATTAATTAATTAAAACATTTTTTTGTAAATTTTAGTTATCTTATAGTGAATTTTGAAAATTATGAAAAAAATTAAATTATTATAGTGGAGCATATCTACAATTGTCGTAATAGAACCTATCTTGTAGTTCACTTAACTGTGCTCTTAGAGCACGAGACATATACTCATCTGTATCTGGCAATCCATTTTCTTTAATTCTTTTTAGCATTTGTTCATTTGGAGTAAGACCTTTAGTTGGTGCTACTTGTCTTTCAATGAAATTTTGTGATTGTGGTTGTGATTGTGATTGTGATGAAATTCTAATATTAGTTTGTCTTTGTGGGGTATTTAAAGTTGCATCTGTATTGTAAATAATAAGAAGTATTAATACTATAACAGCACCCCCAATAATATATTGATTTACTTGTGAATTCATATTATAATATAATGTAGAAAATTATAGAAAATTATAGAAATCTTTATAAATCTTTATAAATTATCCATACATCATTCTAGCCTTAGCATATCCAGCAGGGTCTTTTATATCTTCTATAGCATATTTCGCTGCTACAAGTTTCTCTGCTAGTTGTTCGAATTTATCTGGCTTTATATCTTTTGGGTCTAATTCACCAGTCTCAACTTTGTATTGATTAACATCATTCATATATTGTTTATATACTCCGTATAAACCAGGGATTTGGTCAATATCATTTAGAATATTAGTCAAATTTAGAGATGGTGGTAAATAACTAACATATTTTGGAATTTCGTGTATTTTAACATAATTACGTAATGCTTCTTGGTCTCCACGTAATAAATTCATAATTAAATTGGTGCTTTTCAATCCACTACCTTTTGGAGTATATTGTAATCTAGTTAATATACTAGATATTTCATCTAGTGCCCTATTTAAATCATTTCCTGTAATAGGTTGTTCTCCTTTGTTTTCTAATCCTAGTAAATAAACACCGCCGTTTTGTACCCTCATCTTCTTATTTCTAATCATTCTGTCGATATCAATATATTTTTGTAGAAAATGTGGTGTATTGACAGTTATTATAAAATGTAAGTGTCTATTATATCTATTGTGTGGCTGATTTTTACAATTATTCTTTTCTAATTTGTCGAGATATTTGATAGCGTTGGGTTTAGAATGTTTTGCCAAATAATCGATTAAATGTATTAAAAATACTTCATTTTGTTGAAGATTATCTTGTTCTGGATTATAATTTAATACTTTTTTCTTTAATGTTTTGCTGGATTTCCTTTTATTATTTCTGATATTATTATTAGTTTTAGTTTTTGTTTTAGTTTTCATTTTATAATTTTATAATTTTGATTTATTCAATATTATAATATATTCATATTTATTCTTACTAAAATTGAATTCGTAATAATTCTAATTTAAAAGGATTACAATATACTATATTATACATCAAATTGTAAATTTCCAAATTATATTTCATACTTTTGGTTAGATACAATAAATATCAAATACCCCTAATTATGGCTTCTATTGAGAAAAAAGAGAAAACTACTCGCAAATCTAATACTAAAGTAAAATCTGATACTAAAGAAAGATATCAAAGTCTCACTTTACTAGAACAGATTAAACATAGACCCGATACTTATATTGGTAGCACTAAAATAGAAAAGGCAAAGCATTCTATTATTGCTACTGATGAGAATGATACTAAATCTATTTGTGAAAAGGAGATTAGAATTGCTCCTGGCTTAATTAGCATAGTTGAGGAAATCATTGTTAATGCCTTTGATAATCATAACCGAATTAAACAAAAACGTGCTAGTGGTGAAAAACTCAAGAAGCAAACATATATAAAAATAAAAATTGACCGTGAAACTAATACAATTTCCGTTGAAAATGATGGAGAAGGTATTGAAGTTTATATGCATCCAAAAGAGAAAATTTATGTTCCCCAGATGGTATTTTTCAAACTATTAACTAGTGAAAACTATGATGATACTGAGGAAAGAACAACTGGTGGTCGTAATGGTTTTGGTGCTAAACTAACAGCCATCTTCAGCAATATATTTTGTATTGAAACTGTTGATAGAACACGTAAAATCAAATATTCCCAAGCCTGTCGTGAAAATATGACTGTGCTTAGCGAACCTAAAATAACAACTAATTATACAAAACCTGCTTATACACGCATAGTATTTACGCCCGATTATTCCAGATTTAATATGGAAGGTATCACAGATGATTTCGCGGCACTTCTAGAAAAACGTGCTTATGACTTAGTAGCGTGTAGCCACGGAGAATTAAAAGTATTTTTCAATGATATTGAATTAAATGCGAAAGATATTAATGATTATATATCATTGTATATTGGTGATACTGACCGTATTTATAAGAAAGTGAATGACCGTTGGGCGATTGGTGCTGCGGTAAGTCCTAGTTTAAATTTTCGTCAAGTATCATTTGTAAATGGTATTAATACTAGTATTGGAGGTAAGCACGTTGATTATATTACAAAACAAATTACTAGTAAAATGGCGAAATATATTATGACAAAAAAAAAGATTGATGTTAAAGAAAATTTTATTAAGGATAATATGATGGTATTTGTAATTAGCACAATTGTCAATCCATCATTTAGTAGCCAAACTAAGGAAATGTTGAAAACAACCCCGAAGGAATTTGGTAGCATTTGCGAAGTGCCTGATGAACTAATTATTAAATTGGCTAACTATGGTGTGATGGAAAGGGCTATTTCACGTAATGAATTCCAGGATAAGCAACTTCTTAAGAAAACAGATGGTAAAAAGAAGTCTTCTCTGCTAGGTATTGATAAATTATATGATGCTGGATATGCTGGAACTAAACGGTCTAGTGAATGTTGTCTTATCCTAACAGAGGGAGATTCGGCTAAAGCGACTGCTATGGCTGGTATTAGTGTAATTCCAGATGGTAATAACAAATTCGGCATATTCCCATTGAGGGGCAAAATGTTGAATACTCGTGATAAGGATAATAAAACTATTTCACAGAATACCGAGGTAGGTTATATTAAAGAAATCCTAGCATTGGAAGAGGGTAAAAACTATGAAAATACATCAACCCTACGATATGGAAGTATTATGATTATGACAGACCAGGACTTGGACGGTTCCCATATTAAAGGTCTTTTGATGAATTTCCTTAGTCGGTGGTCATCTTTAATCAAACTAGACGGCTTTATCACTTCGCTTTTAACACCTATTGTTAAGGCTACAAAGGGTAAGAGCGTTCATAGTTTCTATACATTACAGGACTTTGAAAAATGGCATATTGACAATTCAAAAGGTTGGCATATCAAATATTATAAGGGGTTGGGGACTAGCACACCGAAAGAAGCCCGTGAATATTTCCAGAACTTTAAAAAGGTGACATATATTTGGGACGAAAAATCATTAGAGACCCTAGATATGGCATTTAATAGCAAACGTTCTGATGATAGAAAAATATGGCTAGGCTCTCACGACCCTAATTTAATATTGGATATCGGACAAGCGAATGTATCCTTTACCGATTTCGTTAATAAAGATTTAATTCATTTTAGCAGATATGATTTGAAAAGGAGTGTTCCCGCATTGGACGGTTTGAAGCCTTCTACTAGGAAAATATTGTTCTGTTCTAACAAACGTCATTTGAAGTCGGATATTAGGGTAGCCCAATTTTCAGGTTATATTAGTGAACATGGTGCGTATCATCACGGTGAAATCAGTTTACAAGAGGCTATCATTGGTATGGCACAGAATTTCTGTGGTGCGAATAATATTAATTTGTTAGTTCCGAGTGGTCAATTTGGTTCTAGATTACAGGGTGGTAAAGACCATGCCGCATCTAGGTATATCCAAACACACTTATCCCCCATTACTAATATTATATTTGATAGTAGAGATGAACCATTGTATAAATACGCAGTAGATGATGATGGCAATTCGGTGGAACCAGTTATGTATTTACCTATTGTTCCAATGGGATTAATAAATGGGTGTAATGCTGGTATTGGTACTGGTTGGGCATGTTCTATTCCACATTATCATCCGATGGATGTTGTTAAGAATGTCAAGTTAATGTTAAATGGTGGAGAACCTGTAGAAATGATGCCGTGGTATCGTGGTTTCAAAGGTTCATTTGTTAGATTAGGTAATATGAGTTGGTTTTGTAGAGGTTGCTATTCTTTAGTAGGTTCTAATACTATTATTGTAACAGAATTACCAATTG